CGGCAGAGCGTAGGAATATGTTTTATTCTTATGTTCCATATAATTTAGGTTTTCAGCTAAGCATATATGCAAAGAATCAAGATGACGCTCTGCAAGTAGTAGAGCAAGTCTTACCATACTTTAATCCGCAATACACGCTAACGTTAAAACCATTTGCTGAGTATCCTGATATAAAAGAAGATGTTCCTATTGCTCTAAACGGAGTAGATTTTTCCGATGATTATGAAGGAGCTTTAGAACAAAGAAGAACTATTTTATACACTTTATCATTCGATATGAGAATTAATTTCTATGGACCTATACTTGAGAAAAATACTATTCGTACTGCTATAAATAACATATATGATGCGGACACGGTGCCTACTTCGGATAATTTTGCAGGAAAAGTTACGGTTACACCTAACCCACTTGATGCTATTGGATTAGCGGATAGCGACTTTGGATTTACGACAGAAATATTTGAAAATGATAATACAAGATACGTGCTTGGTGGATATGTAGATTTGAATTATTTTATCTAAGGAAAGTAAAAAATGGCTATTACATTAAGAACAGTAAAGGGGTCAGCTCTAACCCATGTAGAGTTAGATGATAACTTTACAGATTTGTCAGGTAGAATTATAGATTCTGCGGGAATTGCTTCTATTGCAAGAAGCGTTGCTTTAGACTCGGCAGAAGCTTTTCAATTACTCTTAGATTCATCTGAGATTATTAATCTTATAGACTCAAATTATATTACACAATATGCTTTAAATACAAATGCGGTTACAAGTCTAATAAATTCAGATTATATAGCACAGTATTCGGTTGACAGCTCAGAAGTTATTAATTTAATTGATTCTGATTATGTTAACTTAAGACCACCTAGCTATACTACTCACTATGAAGATGAAGTTAAAGGTACAATTGATTCAGCTTATGTGTTATTAAAGGCAAAAGAGTTTACAACACAAAGCCAGGTCAGTTCTTTAATTGATTCTGCTTTGTTATTAGAAAGTTATATTGATTCGGCTGATGCATTAAATTTAATTGATTCTACTCACGTGAAATCATATATTAATGAAGAATATATAACGGCTTTGCAGTTCAGGGGATTTATAGATTCTGGCGACGCGTTAAATTTAATCGATTCTAATTATATTACAACATATCAAGATTATAGTTTCGAGAGCATTACTGACAAGCCCACGACTTTAGCTGGTTACGGAATTACTGATAATATAATAGACTCTGCTATTATAGTTAATCTTATAGATAGTGTAGTTGACAGCGCGTTTGTCTCTCTGCATCAAGATTTTAATTATAGTTCACTTATTAATCCTCCAACAATACTTTCTAATGCTGATGTCATAGATCTTATTGTTGATAATTCTATAGATTCAGATTTGGCGGTACAGCTAGTTGATTCAGATTACGTCCAGTTAAGACAAACTAATAGAATTACTCCAGGCACCTTAGAGTATAATTTTACTATTACTGCAAATGGGGTAGATCATTATGTTTTCGTGGATAGCGGAAATACTTTTTTCCCTTCAGCAGAAAATGATCCAACATTATACCTAAGAAGAGGCGAGAAGTATTTGTTTACAAATACCACTGGTGCACATCCCATGGAAATACAAGACAGCGATGGAAATGCGTATGAAATAGGGGTGACAAATAACAGAGATAATGATAATAGCGGAATAGTAACACTAACACCTTCTATGTCTGCTCCTCCAAGATTAAAATATCAGTGTACAAGTCACGCTGCTATGGGCGGAATTATTAATATAGTGTAATGATATGACACAAGATAATGCAGAAAATGACTTTGAATACTCAAGAAGAATATATCACGATCTTCTAAATAAAGGTTCTGAAGCTCTAGACGATATGATGGAAGTGGCTAGAGCTACTGAGCATCCTAGAGCTTTTGAGGTTCTTTCTAATATGATGAAAAATGTTGGTGACATTAATGGTTCGCTGATGGATCTTCATAAAAAGAAAAAAGACTTCGATAAAACCGATGAGGTAAAAGAATTACCAGGTCAAACTACCAATAATGTGTTTATTGGTTCTACTAGTGAACTGCAACGAATGTTGCGGCAACAAGATGATGAGGAAAATATAGTTGACATTAGTGATTACAAGAAGGATGACTGATTCTTACAACGGTAATATCAACGTAAAAAGAGATGGTATTACCCATAATTGGACCACTGCTGAAGTAGCTGAATATGCCAAGTGTATGAAAGACCCTGGTTACTTTGCTTCAACATACTGTAAAATAATATCGCTTGATAAAGGATTAGTTCCGTTTGAACTTTATCCATATCAAGAAAAGATGTTTAAGAAATTTAATGACAATAGATTTAATATAGTATTGGCTTGTAGACAATCGGGTAAATCTATATCTTCAGTCGCATATCTCTTATGGTATGTACTATTTAATCCAGAAAAGACTGTTGCGATTCTTGCAAATAAAGGCGCAACTGCCGGTGAGATGTTGGCACGTATTACTCTTATGCTAGAGAATCTTCCTTTCTTTTTACAACCAGGCTGTAGAGCTCTTAATAAAAGATCTATAGAGTTTTCAAATAATAGTAGAGTTATTGCAGCAGCTACGTCCGGATCGTCTATTCGTGGTATGTCAGTTAACTTATTATACCTTGATGAGTTTGCATTCGTTGAAAGAGCCGCCGAGTTTTATACCTCAACATATCCTGTTATTTCTTCTGGTAAAGATACAAAGGTTATTATTACTTCTACTGCTAATGGTATCGGTAATATATTTGAAAAGATATGGACAGGAGCTATTCAAGGTGTAAATGAATATACGCCATTCAGAGTAGATTGGTGGGATGTACCAGGTCGAGATGATGAGTGGAAACTGCAAACCATATCTAACACTTCGCAGTTACAGTTTGATCAGGAATTTGGTAACTGCCTAAATAAGTGTTCCCAAATTACTATTTGTATAAATAACATCATATATGATATACAAATAGGGGATTTATATGACGCTATCAACGCAAGACAAGAATGTGGTTTACCTGTTGAAGAGGAAATCAGACTCAGAGCAATACGTTGGTATTACGATGATGAGACGACTAAAGCAGAGGATGGGAGATCATAAAAGATCTGAAAGATTTAAAGGTATTGGATTTGATTATGAGATACTCGAAGAATCTACTGATAGGTCTTATATTGAAAATCAGGAAGAGTACTGGATTGAGAAATTAGACACATATAATAATGGATTGAATGAAAGTCCAAGTGGAAAAGGTTGGGGGCACAACTCATCGAATTTTACCACATTAGGATTTGTTTACTCGGATGAATCTCGTAAAAAAATGAGCGAATCTGCTAAGAAAAGGGCCGCAGAAGAAGGGTTTGAAGTAAGGTCTAAGAGAAGCAAGGATAACTATAAAGATCCAGAATATCTTGCAAAGCAGAGAAAAGCTAAGAAGGGTAAAAGACTAAGACCTCCTAAGATAAGTGATGATCAAGTTGCAGATATAAGAGATCATTACAGCAAGGAATATGATGCTTTAGTTGAACAATGTAAAAAGATAAACGATGCAAGACATAAAAAGAATTCAAGTTGGAAAAAGACAAATCCTGCCATTGAGTTTGGGAAACTGTATCAAACTAAATACAGTTGTTCAGGTAAACAGTTGGAGCTTATAGTATTATGGAAAGCAAGGACAGAGGTTCTACCCTCGCTTTATGGGAAGAATTAACCGATACTCAACAATACCCTTATTTGAACAGAGTATACTATGCTATTGATAAAGATATGATATCTAGTGATACAAATGTAGAAATAAAAGCGAAACAGATTTATGAAAATGAAAATTCTAACACCTAGTGGATTCCAACCTTTTGAAGGCGTTGCACGATATTGGCATGATAAATCTCTCAAGTTCGTATTTGAGAACGGCACTGTTGAATCTGCATACGATCATAAATTCATTGTTGACAATAAAGAAATATTTGCACACGATGTTCAAATCGGTGACAATATTGGAAAGATCGTAAAAGATATTATCGAAATATCTTCGGGTGATTATTTTTATGATCCAGTAAATGTTTCAAATGGTAAAATCTATAATCACGATAATGGATTTATTTCTCATAATACTTTCTTTGGTACAGGTGATACTCTAATTAATGCAGAAACATTAATGGCTCTAAGAGCTAATCCACCCAAGTCAATGCTAGAAGGTAATAGCGTTTACATATATGAAGAAACACAAAAAGATCACGATTATATTATGACCGTTGATGTGTCGAAGGGAAGAGGACAGGACTATTCTACATTTAATGTGATCGATATTAGCACAAGACCTTTTAAACAGGTTGCTGTTTATCGCAATAATACTATCTCGCCTATTCTCTTCCCAAACATTATTTATAAATATGCTAAAGTCTACAATGATGCTTATGTCGTTATTGAAGCTAATGATCAAGGGGGAGTAGTTTGTAATGGATTATATTATGACTTTGAATATGAAAATATGCATGTAGAGTCTGCTATTAAGGCAAATGCTCTAGGTATTGAAATGAATAGAAAAGTTAAAAGATTAGGATGCTCTACTATAAAGGATATATTAGAAACACAAAAGCTGGATATAGTAGATGAAAATACTATTTTAGAAATATCGACCTTTATTGCTAGAGGTCAATCATACGAAGCATCTGATGGTAATCATGATGATCTAATGATGAATCTTGTAATGTTTGGATATTTCTCTCTTTCAAGCCAGTTTGGTGAAATTACTGATATTAATCTAAAAGAAATGATGTATAAAAATAGAATGCAAGAGATTGATAATGACATGGTTCCATTTGGATTCGTTGATGACGGATTAGAAGAAGTAGAAAGAACCGTAGATCCTAGAGAGCCGTGGGCAGTTGAGCGCAATTTTAACGATAACTTTTACTAAATTAAATAAATTATAAATAACAGTAATTGAATTCCGTATTATGTAAAACTTATAATTCGATTACTGGAAAAGGAACGAACAATGGCATTATTTACTCCTTCGGAGTCGCCGGCAATCGTAGTCAAAGAAATTGATCTGACAGGCGGAGTGCCTAATGTTCAATCTTCAACTGGCGCGGTTGTAGGTAACTTTCGCCGGGGGCCAGTTAATGAACCCGTACTGATTGCAAATGAAGCGCAATTAGTAGAGGTTTTTGGCGCACCCGATAGCACAAACACGGTGGATTTTCACTCCGCCGCGTATTTCTTAAAATACTCAAATTCATTATATGTAGTAAGATCCGCCGGCAGTACAGCCGTGAATGCTACAGATCCAAGTGGTACTGCAGCCGCGATTAACAACGAAACAGCTTTTGCTGGGGCAACCTTAACAGGCAAGATATTTGCACGGCACCCTGGAAGTATAGGCAACTCATTAAAGGTTGAAACCGCGGGCACTAGTGATTTTTCAGGCTGGACATATGAAGCTTTCTTCGATGCAGCGCCTGCCGCTAATGAGCAACACATTGTTGTAATTGACGAAGGTGGAACAATTACCGGTAAAGTTAATACTGTATTAGAAACATATCCATTTTTGTCTGAAAATGTTTCTGCATCAAATGATGATGGATCAACTAACTATATTAAAGACGTGATTAATAGAAGATCATCTTACATTTGGATTAATACTGTTCCAACCGCCGGCGATGAATTATCTTTTTCTGGGGGAGATGACGATGCTCCTGGTCAAAGTGATCTTATAAGCTCATTTGATTTATTGGCAGATAAAGATGCGCTTGAAATTGATTTTTTAATTGCTCCTCAAATGGCTAATAGAACAGATCAAACCGCTGTAGTAAATGATCTAGTAGAAATTGCTGCAAGTACTCGTAAAGATTGTGTAGTTATAACCTCACCGGCTAGGTCTGATATTGTAAATAGCTCAACTCCTCATAGTAATGCTATTACAACAGCACAAACCTTTACAACAGGTTCATATTTGTTTATTGATAATAACTTTCTAAAAGTGTATGATAAATATAACGATGCTTATATTTTTATTCCAGCTGCTTCTTCAACAGCAGGAATTATGGCGGCATCTGATAGAGCAGCTGGCCCCTGGTATTCTCCAGCAGGATCACGAAGAGGTGCCTATCTTGGAGTAACAGCACTAGCGTACAGCCCCTCAAAGGCCCAAAGAGATGCTCTTTATAAAGCGAATGTAAATCCAATTGCAAATCTACCTGGTCAAGGCGTATTGCTTTACGGCGATAAAACAAATATGACTAGACCATCTGCGTTTGATAGAATTAACGTGCGCAGATTGTTTAACGTAGTAGAAAGAGCAATTGCAATTGCTGCAAGAAACACTATCTTTGAATTCAACGACGAGTTTACAAGAGCAGAGTTTGTAAATATTGTAGAGCCTTTTCTAAGAGAAGTTAAAGGAAGAAGAGGTATTACTGATTTCAGAGTTGTATGTGATGATACAAACAACACGGCTGAGATTATAGATAGAAATGAATTCATTGCGAATATCTTTATTAAGCCTGCACGCTCTATTAACTACATTACTCTTAACTTTGTAGCTGTTAGAACCGGTGTCGACTTCGAAGAAGTCGCCGGATTACAGTTTTAAGGAGATAAAAAATGGCAGTACTAGGCGTAGATGATTTTAAAGCCAAGTTACGTGGCGGCGGAGCGAGACCAAATCTCTTCAAAGCCACGATTAACTTTCCAGGTTATGCTGGTGGCGATGTAGAACTTACATCGTTCTTGTGTGAGGCAGCTCAGTTGCCCGCATCAACAGTGGGTACAATTATTGTTCCTTTCCGTGGTCGTCAATTAAAAATGGCTGGTGACCGTACATTTGATGTATGGACTCCAACTATTATTAACGACACCGATTTCAATGTCCGTGATGCGATGGAACGTTGGATGAACGGAATGAATGCTCATAGTGCAAATACAGGTCTTACTAACCCTGTAGACTATGAAGCTGACCTTGTTGTTGATCAGCTTAATAAAGACGGCACAATTGCTAAAACTTATAATTTCAGAGGATGTTTCCCTACAGGGCTATCTCCAATTGATCTGAGCTATGCTTCAGAGAATGAAATTGAAAGATTTACGGTTGAATTCCAAGTGCAATATTGGGAAGCAGCGACTACTTCTTAAAGCACTATAAATAGATAGAGGGGCTTTAAGGGTCCCTCTATAACTAATTTTAGGAACGAACATGGCTGATGATAGTATAAGACTTTTTGGATTTGAAATTAAGCGGGCTAAAGATAAGTCCGATGATAAACTTCGTTCTATTGTTCCCCCCGTAGATGAGGACGGCGCTGGATATGTTACAGCAGCCGGTTCGCATTATGGCACTTATGTCAACGTAGATGGTGGCGAACACGCAAAAGATAATATTCAGAATATTAAACAATACCGGGCTGTATCTTATCATCCTGAAGTAGATGCAGCTATTGATGATATTGTAAACGAATCTATCGTATCAGGTGAGAATGAACTACCAGTTACTCTCATCTTAGACCATATTGAGGGCCTCAGCGATCAGCTTAAGAAAGTAATTACTACAGAGTTTGAAGGCGTGTGCTCTATGCTTAACTTTAAGGAGTTAGGCCATGATATTTTTAGAAGATGGTATATTGATGGCAGAGTGTATCACCACCTTGTTATTAATGAATCTCAGCCTAAAGCTGGTATCCAGGAAATCAGACCAATTGATGCTGCGAAGATTCGTAAGGTAAAAGAAGTAAAAAAGAAAAAAGACGAAGTTACTGGCGCTTCATTAGTAGAGAGCGTAAATGAATTTTATATCTACCAAGAAAAGGCTGGTGGAACGAATCAAGGCGTAAAGCTATCAAATGATGCCGTGTCTTATGTTACTTCTGGTTTGCTTGATATCGATCGTAAGAGAATCGTATCGCATCTTCATAAAGCTTTAAAGCCAATTAACCAATTGCGTATGATGGAAGACTCGTTAGTTATTTACAGACTGGCTAGAGCACCTGAACGTAGAATCTTTTATATTGATGTAGGCAACTTGCCAAGAGGCAAAGCTGAGACCTATATGAAAGATATTATGTCTCGCTATCGTAATAAACTGGTGTACGATGCTGATACAGGTAAGATCAGAGATGATCGAAAGCATATGTCTATGCTAGAGGACTTCTGGTTGCCTCGTAGAGAAGGCGGTAGAGGCACTGAGATCACTACTCTACCAGGCGGTGAGAATCTAGGTCAAATAGATGATATCTTATACTTCCAGAAAAAGATGTATAAAGCTCTAAATGTGCCTGTTTCGCGCTTAGAACAAGATCAGGCAGCTGGACTACTTGGCAGAGCTTCCGAGATAAATAGAGATGAACTTAAGTTTCAAAGGTTTATTGATAGACTACGTAATAAGTTTTCTAGTTTATTCCTAGGTATTCTTAAGAAGCAGTTAATGCTTAAAGGTGTTATCACCGAAGAGGATTGGGATAATTGGAAGAACGATATTGTCGTAGATTATATTAGAGATAATCATTTCTCAGAGCTTAGAGATGCAGAGTTACTAAGAGAGAAGTTACAGACTCTTGATACAATGCAGCAGTATGTTGGTGAATTCTTCTCTAAAGAATATGTAATGAAGAACGTTCTTTTACTTGATGATGATGCGATAAAAGAAATGAAAGATCAAATAGCACAAGAAAAGTCATCTGGTGAGATTCCAGATGACAGCGAAGAGGACCAAGATGGCAACTAAGAATTTTAATCTCGCAAAGTTAGCTAGAAATATTAATATTGAAGATGATGGTTCTATTGCTTTTACTAGTGAGGTAAGCGCTGGAGGAGAAACAATTGGGTCCCTTACAGCTTCTATGGATTCAAATCAAACATCTACTATAACATTATCAAAGGCATCTACTCCTGTTCCCACTGTTCAGGCATATAAAGAGATTCCTCAAACCGGGGTAAGTAGTAAAGGTCAATGGAACGTTAATGCTAACGCAACTAATTACGATTTTTACGATGAGAAACCAATTTCTTATGCCAGTACAACATTAACACCAAGTGCAACAGGTGATGGTACTTTCACACTATCAAGTGGATCGTTCGATTCTGCAGACGTAGGTAAGAAAGTTGTAGGTAATTCTGGATCCGCTATAATTACAGCAACTTCCGGAACATATAATTCAGTCACAGCATTTGCTGATACGTCTGCTATTTCTTCTTGGCAACTATTTGGAGCTGAAGGTAAGTCTGATGGTAGTGGTATTCAATTAAGTGGTTATTCACTTCCGCACACAAATGTTTCTACACCCACTCACACAAAGACATATACTTGGCCAACAAGTTATGCAAAGCTTGGCAATATAAAAATAAGCCCTGATGGAACTAGTTTCTATGCGACACATTATAATTCCAATTCAGGATTGGTACACAAATTTTCATTATCAAACCCTTATGATATATCAAGTGCAACATTTACTGAATCTTTGAGCTTTAATCTAATAAGAGATATTTTATGGAATAGTGACGGAACTAAACTCTACGGTTTGGGAAGCCAGACCACTAATGGTATATTCACTAAAGTTGCGTCTACTCCGTATTCTTTAGCAAATATGACGAACGGGACTACTGTCACTTCTACTTTTACCACAGATGCTGGTGGCACTCATCTCATGAAAGGTTTTTGTTTCAGTACCGATAAAACACAATTATATATTGCAAATCACGGAACAAATTACATTTATCAATATAGTTTAGATGGAGATCCTGGCGAGATTGACGCAGGGCTTACATATGTTGGTTCTGTTGCTGCTGGGATAAATAATCCACACACTATTGAAATGCAAGCCGATGGACTTAAAATTTGGTTTACAACCTACTTAGAGGGTACTGGGTCACGATATTGGTATCTACCTCTTTCAACTGCATTTGATATCACTTCTGCAGGTAGTAAAGTTCAGCAAAATTTTCCAAGCCCTGCTAATAGTGTTGGCGGTAATAGTCGAACTCCAATATTTACTTTTAATGAACAGCAAACTATAATGTATGTATCTTCAACAGGAAATGCTGATCCTACTGATAATATTTTTCAATTCGATATTGGAACGATCTCTCTGCCATACTCTCAATATTCTCCAGCACTCACAAATTCTTCTACTGGTCAAATCAACTCATCTGCTTGGAACGATATTAACGCAATGACTGCAGATGAAACTAAGAATGGTGGAGACATCTTTTATGCTGTTTCCACAGATAATCGGACAAGCTGGAGCATTGCGAAGGCATCAGACGGCGTAAGAAAGATTGCAAGAAATAACTCTGGTACTTGGCAGTATAATAACGGCGCTGGCCCAGTCCCCCCTGCTGGATATCTAATTCCCGCTAGTTTCAGGACTGGACACAGTTCTAGCTTAACTGTTACAACTTCAGATATAGGATTAACCTCATCGTCAATGTTCATCCGTACTCCTGTAATATCCGACAATGGAACTAAGTTGACTTGGATGAACAGACAAGACGTTGACCCGTATATAGTACAATATGATCTTTCAACTCCTTATGATATATCTACCGGTACATTTTCCTATAAACACGATATGGGTTATTCTGGGCCTTTTAATTTTGAGACTTGGTGTTTTAATACTACCGGAACTAAAATTTATATAACAGGGTCTATCAGTAATACAGTGACTTGGATTGAACACACTCTTTCTACTGCGTGGGATCTTTCTACTGCGTCTTATACTAGAACTGAAACATATACCCCCACAACCGCTTACAGAGAAGATTTTATAGTAGCTGCTACTAATGATAACCTTTATACAATAACTGAACAAAATGATGAAGGTAAAGTATGGAGTGTTACTAATGGTGATATTTCTACAGCTACTGTAACTACTACAGTTCATCCTATGACAAATAATTACATGTTTCAACCATCTTTAAGCATGGATGGTACAAAATTGGCGTATACTGAATTAAATGATAGAGGTGATGTTTACATTGAAACACTTGCTACTCCTTTTGATTTTAGCTCTAGCACAGGTGTAACGCAAGTGTTATCTACAAATGATACAGACATTACTAAAACTATTGCCTACAGTGACGATGGGTTATATGCAGTAAAAGGCGATGGTGTGAATGTAACAGGTGATAAAGTGTTGTACGCTTATTCAACTGGTACTACTGCTTCTGGAAGTTGGGTAGAGACTGATTCAGACTGGACTAACGGTACCTACAATAATGAACATGCTACGTTACAACAAGCTTTAACATCTCAGGCTACTAATAGAATGAACAAAGCTCAACTGGATGCTGTCGCAGACGGATATCACTTTAGTCAAGATAGTGCAGATACTCTTGATCTAATGATTGCTCCATATGCGGCTTCTGGTGCTAGCCCAATATCTGATGGTGTTACAATTAACTATGATGCTGATTCTAAATATAGACAAGCAGTTCCAGAGACTGACTACAGGGCAGATTTTGCTGGAACTAGTACAGTAGAATTTACTTCTAATATATCCGCTAATTTTAAAGTTAAAGTAGTATAAAGGCTAAACAATGACAGCAAATGCAAAGAATTTAAGCACGTTAGCTAATGTACTCGATGATGGTACTAATGGACAGTTTCTTCAGAGTACAGGATCTGGAGGAATAGTATTTGCTGATGTAGCTGCCGGAGCTTCAGTGTATGATTCAGCAGAGCTTTTACCGCTATCAGGTAATGATGCTGGTGATATGGCTTATGTTAATAGTACTAATAGATTTTACATTAACAATGGTACTGGTTGGTATTCTATATCGCTAGTAAATACTAATCCTAATATTACTTCAGTACAAGATGCTGCAGCAGCTGGAGCAGGAACAACTCCGTTTACTTTAACAACAGATGGAACTGCTACTGTAATTACTGTTACTGCAAATGATCCTGAAGGTATACCATTAACATATGGGTATAGCGTAACGGCCGGAAGCTTAACCAATGGAGGTGGTACCACTGCCACTGTTGCCCAGAGTGATAATGTATTCACTGTTACTCCTTCTACAACTGAAGCTTATGCTGGTACATTTAGTCTAACATTTACAGCTAGCGACGGAATTAATACTGCAACGAGCGCTAATAGCTTTACGTTAAGTTTTATTACGATTGTAACGGATAGTAATTATACTACGCTTTTAGCCACTGCTACTCCTAAAAATGCAATTGTATATAGGTATTTTAAATTTATTCCACAGGCGCTTAGAAGTTCATCAGATTATCAAATCTGTGAATTTGAATTAACCGATGGCAGTTCATATTATTCACCTACTGCCGCAGAACAGTTGTATCGATCAGACGATTCTGACGGGGATGACTATGTTGCTGGTCAAAACGTAGCAGCCAGTATTGATGGAAATACAAGTACAAAAGTTTATAACGGAAGTTGGGATACTAAATATTATTTATACGATATGGGAGCTTCGTTTAGTACAGTTTTGACTGGTTGGAGATACATTACTGGCGATGACGTAGACGGCAGAGATCCTGTTTCTTGGACTTTATTGGGCAGCACAAACAATTCTGATTGGGTGTTATTAGATCAAAGGGTAAACGAAACAATAACGACAAGCAGATCAACTGCTACACAAGATTTTACCTTTAACGCTACTAACCAAGCGTTTTTTAATGCAGCTAATACTAATTACCCAATAGAAGTAAATGGCGATGCCTACGCTGGTACGTTTAGCCCTTATCGTAGCGGTGGATATTCTACCTTCTTTGGTAGAACTAGACTTAATAATCCATCCGGCGATCCTACAGAGGCTATAAATGCGACTTTAGGCTCACAGATTGGTACTGGAGATTTTTCAGTTTCTTATTGGGTATGGGTAGAAAATTCCAGTACGGGTCCCACCCCAAGCAGACACTTTGATCTTGGTGGTTCTGGCATTAGATTTTATCAACATTCTAACACAACTATGAGATTGCAAATGGGTGGCGGCACAGTACTTGACTATGCTGTTTTAGGATCATTATCAATAAAATCTTGGCATTATGTTAGCATTACTAGGAATAGTGGAACTTTGGCCGTTCACTTTGACGGGATTTTAGCAGGATCTACAACAAATTCAACAAATATAACTCAAACTAATTTTAGATTAGGTGCCGGCACAACTAATGACATAACCTTTGGTTTAGTTGGTTATGTAAGAGATTTTATGATAAAAAATGCTGCGGTTTATTCAGTAACCGAAAACTATACTGTACCAGATGCTGTGGCGGAACCAGATAGTAATACACTTATTTTATTATGCTCTTTGCCGTATCACGCTGATGCAAGTTCAAATAATCTTACATTAGATTTATATCCTGTTCATAATCTTACTGCTATGACTGTAGCTCCAGAAATTCATACATTCTCACCCTACGACTACGCCGTATACTCAGCAGCCGATCACGGTGGGTCTGTGTATTTCGATGGAACTGGAGATACTTTAGAAATACAACAAAGCACCAACGTTGGTGCTTTTGGTACAAATGATTTTACAGTTCAGCTTTGGTATTACACAGAAGCCAACGGAAATACGGATTACTTAATTGATTTTAGGCAATACGGAGCTAACGGAGCTTATCTCAGTATTTTTAAAAATGGGTCAAATAAAATTGTTGTAGCTCAAGGAGGCGCTGACCGAATAACTGGAACAAAAAATATTGATATAGGGCGATGGTTTTTTATAACGGTACATAGAGACAATGGATCATTAAAACTTTTTGTAAACGGTGAGCAAGACGGAAGCACTTACTCTGATAGCACTAACTATGTTGCTGGTGGTTCGGGTAATTTTATAATTGGTAAAAATAACGGTAGTGCAGGCTACCTTATGGAAGGTTATTTATCTGACATTAAAGTGACACACGGGTCAGCTTTAGATGGAACTACCGTTCCTACGGCACCGCTATCTTCAACTGGTGCAGAACTACACATCAAAGGTACAGACGCTTCTATTGTAGATAAATCTCAAGGTTCTAACTTAAAACTGGTTGGAAATACAACTGGTTCAACTACTCAGGTTAAGTTTGCTGATACTAAATCGATGTATTTTGATGGAACTGGAGATTATATTGTGTCTCAAGAGCCAGTAAAACTTGGTACACAAGATTTTACGGCAGAGTGCTGGTTGTATTATCAATCTGGCCTTGAAGTGATGGGTAATAGAACTACTAGCGATTCTGGTGGATTTAGTTTAAGAATATCCTCAACCACTCTTACTGTAGGCAATTCTTCTGGAACTGGCTTTGGTAGCGTTTTTAGTGGTTCAACGTCTTCTTTAACAAACGCTTGGCATCATATTGCAGTATCCAGATCATCGGGTGTTACTAAGATTTATGTTGATGGCACATCTATTGCCTCACATTCTACTTCTATAGATTTTTCTTTAAGTAACCCGTTTGTAATTGGATATGCTTATACGAATGGTAGTGGTGCTGATCCAATACAAGGCTGGATCCAAGACTTCCGTGTTACTATAGGCAAGCCAATATACACTGCAAACTTCACGCCACCAACAGAACAATTAGAAGGTTAATAGAATGGTATCTAGAAATAGAAAGATAGCACGTAGAATTGGTCAAGCTGTTGCTAATGATGTTTTAGACATATCCGGAGCCATATCTACTGGAGCTGGAGTAACTGTATATGCTACGGCAGATGATTTACCTACAACAGGATTGACTGCTGGAGATGAGGCTTTTGTATCTGGATCTAATAGACTTTATATTAGTAACGGTGCTGGGTGGTATTCTATTGGATTAGTAAACACAAATCCGGCTATCACCTCGGTAGAAGATCCTTCTAGTAATACTACACCATTTACTCTTGCTACAGATGGTTCTGCTCTTGTACTTACTATCACTGCAGCAGATCCAGAAGGTATTCCATTAACATATAATTATGCCGTTACTACAGGTTCACTAACTAATGGCGGCGGTACAACCGCAACTGTGGTACAAGGTACTGGTGCTAGCACTAATCAATTTACAATAACTCCAACATCTACAGAAGCGTATGCTGGTACGTTTGAGTTAACTTTTACTGCGACTGATGGTATTAACACAGCAACGTCTGGAGCTAATAGCTTTACTTTATCATTTTCTATAGATTGGACAACAGTTACAGAAGAGGCTTCTTTAAATACTTCAGGTGCCGGTTCACAGTTTGGTTTAAACGTCGGCATTGATGAAAGTGGTAGTAGTATTGTGGCATCAAGTCATGAGACTCCTAAAGGCGCTGCTTATGTTTTCACACGATCCGGAACAACTTGGAGTCAGGATGCAAAGCTTGTGCCTAACAACTTTTCCTCATCTTCCGGAGATGTTGGATCAGGTAATAGTGTTTGTATCTCCAAAGATGGAACATATGTTGTACTTGGAGGCATATATGATGATACAAATGTTAGTTATGGCGGCGGCGCGCATGTTTTTGTTTATGCTAGTGGAAGTTGGAGTGAACAAGCAAGATTAGATGCCTCGGATGCAGGAAGTCTTTTCATGCCGAGGTTTGGTAGCAGCGTTGCTATAGATGGAGATAACGATACAATTGCAGTTGGTGCGGCTAATAGTACGGCGGTTTATGTTTTTACAAGATCTGGCACAACCTGGAGTGAAGAACAAAAAATTACACCTACTTACGCAGTTGGCGCGCCGGATATGTTTGGCGGATCTGTTTCTCTTTCAGAAGATGGAAATACACTTGCGGTTGGGGCATACCAAGCAACATATCCTAGCGTATCACAAGGCGGAGAGGTATATATTTTTACACGCTCTGGAACAACTTGGAGTCAAGAGGCGACAATAAAACCAAGTGATGTTGCAGCGGATGATCATTTTGGTTGGAAATCGCTTTCTGTTTCAGCAGACGGAAATACACTACTTGCAGCATCTCGAAGACATGATAGCAATAGTCTATCTGATAATGGCGCGGCATATATTTTTACCAGATCCGGTACAACTTGGACACAAGAGGCTAAGTTAGTACCCTCTGATGCGCATGGAAATCAATGGTTTGGAACTGGAGGATCAATTAATGCTAATGGAGATATAGTTATAGTTGGCGCAGAGAGATCTGATATATCCGGCGATAATTATGCAGGAGCGGCATACATTTTTCAAAAAAGTAATTCTTCTTGGTCTCAATCAAATAAATTAACTGCATCTAATTCTAGTTCATCAGATTATTTTGGCCAACAAGTCGGTATATCAAAGGATGGTAATTATGCAGTATCTGGCGCTTGGGGTGCACCATCAGGTGGATATGTTTATACATATAAAGCAGGATAAATAATTTTATGCGCGATTTAAATTAATATAACGGAGAATAAATTATGAGTATTGAAGATTTAATTAATAATGTAGTTGACCAGGACTTTGCGAAAGCAGGTCCCACGTTTCACGAACTAATGCAAGATATACTTCTGCATTTACACCACCTACAACCCCGTTAAAAGGTTAATTATGACTAGTAGAAGTACTTTAGTAGCGCGCAGATTATCTAAAGCGATAAAGAACGATGTGTTTACTGTCGATGGACAAATTGCATCAGCAGGAGTAAGTGCTAATCAGTATGATTCTTTAGCTGCTTTACCCCTCACCGGTATTGCCGCTGGTACTAAAGCCTTTGTAGAAGACTCTGATAGACTTTATATTTCAAATGGTACAGGCTGGTACAGTATTGCTCTTACTAATGCTAGTCCTTCTATTACATCTGTGTTAGACTCTGATGGAGGAATTACTCCGTTTACATTAGCTACTGATGGTTCAGCAACTGTTATTACTGTTGCTGCTACTGACTCTGATGGAACTCCTCTTACATATAACTATAATGTTAGCTCCGGTTCTTTAAATGGATCTACTGTAACTCAAGACAGTAGCGTGTTTACTGTCACTCCACATGATAGTAACGCCACTACATTTGATTTAACATTTACTGCTTCTGATGGTATAAATACAGCAACTAACGCTAACAGCTTTACATTATCATTTATATCAACACTGTGGGTTTATGATACAAAAGATGTGAATGACTATGTCGAGGCGATACATGTAGATAATAATGATAATTTTTATTGGGGATATTCTGGAAATCAAAATGAATTAGACCCAACATCTGGAAGTAATACTACAGATAATCATTTTGCTGTACATAAGGTTGATAATGCAGCAAGTAAATCTTGGACAACATTACTTGCCACGACTGCTAGCAACTATGCTTCCAGTATAAATTTAACAGGAATTGCATCATCTTCCAATAGCGTGTATGTATCTTATGGTGGAAAAGTAGTAATTAGCGGCAGCGTGCGCACAACGCCAACAATTGTTAGGCTGAATAAAAATACAGGGGCTTACGATAAGGGTCTTCAAATTCCAATCAATAATGGACCCGATAAAACTATAGGTATAGGGGAATCTGCTTTAGGTGGTATGTGGGCAGTCTTTGGGGGGCGGGCGAGCTATGCTGACACAATGTGTTTTGCAAGATTTCCATATGATTGTTATACAAGTGGAGATACTATCAATACAACAAATAGCCATATATACACAACAATAGATATGAATAGTAGTTATTTTCAGTCAAGTGGAGATCCAGCGAAGCTTGCTGTAGAACTTTCTGATGGATCTTTTGTAGTTGCTGGCGATAGTTATGCTAGTAGTGGAAATCCTAATTATTATCTTTCATACCATTCTTGGGTAGCGAAATTTAATCCCAATGGACAAAGTTCTCCTAATGCATACTATAACACACCTTATTATGGAGCTGCCGATACCAATGGCCAGAAACCCAATTATATGACAGTAAATCAACATGATGAGATTTTAGTTTGTTTCGAAGAACAACGGAATAGCGTTCAGAGAAGATATATTTATGTGATGTTATTCGATGGCACAGATATGTCTACAATAGCAACCAGAATTTTTAGACATGGAACACAAACTTCCACATCTAGCAGTAGCAGACCCTATGTTTCTTTTGCAGCACCGGACGCGTCTGGAGATTTCGTTTGTCTCACTTATAATGGTGTATATGATAATCAGATTGCTTGGAAATTAAGTAGATCGGATCTATCCGATGTAGAAACTCCGATAGTTTATGGATCCGGAGCATTTGCTCCTTATTCATATAATGATATCTCTAACAAAGTTAAGATTCGAAAATCAGTTCAGCCGATCCGCTATAAAAATGGCACAAATTCTAGAATGTTTACAGTGAATGTAGATAATTGGCCTCCAGATGAATTTGCTTCAGGATTCGGACAAACTGGTACATCAAATTCTAGCGTTGAAGAAGGTACAAGCACATATCTTTTCAATGGTAGTTTGGTTACAAATTTCGTAACAAGCTCTACTAATTTCACTCCACATGATTTAAAAAATTATCCTACTAGTTCTGGTGCTTCATCAACATACTATAATGTCAACCAAACAAATTTCAACCACACAGGTACAACTATAACATCTAACACAGACTTCGGGCAAATATAATGGTATCTAGAAATAGAAAGATAGCACGTAGAATTGGTCAAGCTGTTGCTAATGATGTACTTGATATATCTGGAACTGACCAGCTAGGTACTGGAGATTATACACATAGTGTAGGAAGTCAACAAGCTGTTTGTCTAAATACTGCTGACGGCGATGAATTTTTTGTAGGTAATGGTTTAGCAGTAAAAACATACGCAACTTAAATTAACTAACGGAGAATAAATTATGAGTATTGAAGATTTAATTAATAATGTTGTTGACCAGGACTTTGCGAAAGCAGGGCCTACGTTTCATGAACTAATGCAAGATAGAATGAATGACGCTTTAGAGCAAGAGAAAATCTCTGTTGCTGGATCTATCTTTAATGGTGAAGAGCCAGAAGAAGAAGTAGAGATGGAAGCTGATGATGATATCGATGTAGAAGATATCACTGATGAAGAGATTGAAGATGCTATCGATGAGTTAGAATTAGAAGAAGTAGAATAATTTATTTTTATAAATAAACTCAAAGGATTTAAAAAATGATAAAATTTCGTCATCTTCGCGAAAAAATGTCAAAAGGCATGCCACCGGGTGAGCATGTCTATGATAAAAAAATAAGCGGGGTGACTCTAATGATTCATAAAGAAAAGGGTAAGTTTATTACCTATATCGATAATGAAAGATTAGATGCATATCGTACTCAGCGTGAAGCCGAGAAGATGGGCAGGGAGTTTATTAAACAGGCTAAGGGCAACTAAATGAAACTGATTACAGAATATACTGAAACTGATGTACAGTGCATTGTTGAAGCTAAAGAAGACGGGTCTAAGAACTATGTCATCGAAGGCGTCTTTGCCCAAGCGGAAGCAAAGAATAGAAATGGCAGAATCTATCCAAAGCCAATCATGGAAAAGGCTGTAGATAAATATGTCAAAGAACAGGTTAATGCTAAGAGAGCAGTAGGTGAACTAAACCATCCGGATGGTCCTACTGTTAACTTAGATAAAGTATCTCATCTTATTACCGATCTCAAAATGGAGGGAAGTAATGTGATGGGTAAGGCACGAATATTGGATACTCCGATGGGTCAGATTGTAAAAGGTCTTCTTGAAGGTGGTGTTCAACTAGGTGTCTCAACTCGTGGTATGGGTAGCCTTGAGCAGCGTAGTGGTACTGCGTATGTCAAGGATGACTTTATTCTTAATACGGTTGATATCGTACAAGATCCATCTGCACCGAATGCTTTTGTAAATGGAATTATGGAAGGTGTCGAGTGGGTCTGGAATAATGGAATCATTGAAGCTCAAGAAATTGAAAAAATAGAGACTGAAATTAAGCGTGCTCCGCGTTCGGACCTTTACGAGGTTCAAACTCGCGAGTTTAA